CACAAGATATTCAACATGCTTCTACTCCTTATATACAATCACAATTGATTTCAGGAGAAAGACATGATTTATTTAGATTCCATACTTTAGGTGATGGTTCTAATTATAATAAAGAATACAAAATTGGTATCTTTAATGTAAAAGCTGCTGGTGCATCAAATGCAACTGATTATGCAACTTTTTCAATTTCAATTAGAAAATATAGTGATACTAATAAAAGAACTAATGTACTTGAAACGTTTAGTAATGTAAACTTAGACCCTGCATCACCAAATTATATCAAGAAAAGAATTGGTGATAGAAATGTAACTATTGATGCTAATGGAAAACAATCTGAAAATGGTGATTATCCAAACTACTCGAAATTTGTTAGAGTAGAGTGTTCAGAAGAAGGTTCATTCCCAATTACTGCAGCACCATTTGGACATGGAGCATATACAAATCCAATATATCATGGAACGGATGAATCATTAATTCCATCGGTAATATTTTCAACAGGTTCGGAAAATAACAATTCTTCCAAATCAGCTGAGTATAGTGGTATTGATTTAGAATCTGCAGTTGTTAAAATTGACAACAGTAATTACTTATCTCCAATACCTGCTTCGGCAACAGTTGGTGGAAATACTGCTTTCTCATTCGATGCAGCATTTACTGCAATCGTAACTGGTTCTGTTGGAACTAAAAACTTTGCATATACATTATCAACATCTGATACTCCTGCAATTATTAACAAAAGACAGTTTATCGTAGGATTCCAAAGTGGATTCGATGGTATATCACCAACAATCAAATCAGCTAAATATGGTGATTCTGATTGGGGTGCTGGAAACTCACAAGGATTTGATTTATCAACTTCAACCGCTAATGGTTCAGTTGCGTATGTAAAAGCAATAAACTCAGTATCTAATCCAGATGATTTCGATATTAACTTAGTATCTGCACCAGGTGTAGTTAGAAGATTACATTCTTATGTATTTGATAAAGTAGTTGATATGGTAGAAGCAAGAGAAGATGCATTCTTTATTGGTGATGCTAATGACGGTGGAGATACTATCGCTGAAGCAATTACACAAGGTGAAGCGGTTGATTCTAACTATGTAGGTACATACTACCCATGGGTTAAAACAATCGACAGAAACACTAATAAATTAACTGCAGTTCCACCATCAGTATTGATGCCAGGAATATATGCAGCAAATGATGCTATCGCAGCAGAATGGTTTGCACCTGCAGGTTTAAACAGAGGTGGTATCGTAGGAGCTGTTTCTGTATTAAATAGATTGACACATGCTGAAAGAGATTCTTTATATGAAGGTAAAATTAATCCAATCGCTCAATTCCCAGGAGAGGGTATTGTTGCTTTCGGACAAAAAACTTTACAAGATAAAGCATCAGCACTTGATAGAATTAACGTAAGAAGATTAATGATTAAAGTTAAGAAGTATATCGCTTCAACTTCAAGATACTTAGTATTCGAACAAAATACTTCACAAACAAGAAGTAGATTCTTAAATACTGTGAATCCTTATTTAGAAGGAATACAACAAAGACAAGGATTGTATGCTTTTAGAGTAGTGATGGACGAAAGTAATAACACACCAGATGTTATCGACAGAAATATATTGGCTGGACAGATTTTCTTACAACCAACAAAAACTGCTGAATTTATCGTGTTAGACTTTAACATATTACCGACTGGAGCATCATTCTCGGCATAATTAATTAAAAATAAAAAAGAACTATATTTATAGTAGAATATAATTAGGAGAAAACAAAATGGCAGAAGTATTAGAATTTAACGATATGTTTTATACCAACTTCGAACCGAAGATGAAGAATAGATTCATCATGGAAATCGATGGTATCCCTTCATATCTTATAAAAACAGCAAATAGACCTTCAATTCAGTTTGAAACTATTACCTTAGACCACATTAACGTTAAAAGAAAACTTAAAGGAAAAGGTGAATGGCAAGATATAGAGATTACTCTATATGACCCAATCGTTCCTTCAGGTGCTCAAGCAGTAATGGAATGGGTGAGAACATCTCACGAATCTATTACAGGTAGAGATGGATATGCAGATTTCTATAAGAAAGATATCCAATGTTACCTATTAGGACCAGTTGGTGATAAAATTGAACAATGGACTATGAAAGGTGCATTTATCAATAATGCAGTGTTTAATGATTTAGATTGGTCAAACGCGACTGATCCTGTTGAAATTACTTTAACACTATCTTATGATTATGCAATATTAGAATATTAATACTCCCAAAATATATTTTTATAAAGAAAAAAGTTCTCTTAGTGAGAACTTTTTTTGTGTCTTTATTTTTCTAATTTTTTAAAAGTTATATATTTATATACAAACAAATAAATTAAATGTTATGGCAAATTATGAATTTCCAACTGAAATTATAGACCTTCCATCAAAAGGTAAGGTTTACTCACCAGAAAACCCATTATCAAAGGGTACGGTGGAGATTAAGTATATGACTGCTCGTGAAGAGGATATACTTGCTTCCCAAAATTTGATAAGGAAGGGGGTGGTGCTCGATAAACTCTTTGAATCTGTTGTAGTAGAAGAAGGTGTAAATATTGACGATATTTTAATCGGTGATAAAAACGCAATTCTCTTAGCAACCCGTATTTTAGGATATGGTAAAGATTATCAAGTAGATATAACCGACCCATTCTCAGGCGAACAACAAAAAACAAATATTGATTTAGCTAAAATACAAATCAAAGAAATAGATAGTACTCTTTTAAATTCAAATAACAAATATGAATTTGAATTACCAATTGCAAAGAAAAAGATAGTCTTTAAACTATTATCACATAAAGATGAAAAAGATATTAATGCTGAAATACAAGCACTTAATAGATTAAGTAAAGATAAAGATGGCGTAAGTAGTGAAATAAGTACTCGTTTAAGATATATGATAGAAGAGATTGAGGGTAACAATGATAGAGGATTCATTAATAACTTTGTTAAGAATAATTTATTAGCAAGAGATTCAAGAGTATTAAGAAACTATATACAACAAATTAGTCCAGATTTAGAATTAAAATTTGATTTTACTTCAGATTTAACAGGAGAGAAGGAGGCTCTTGATATACCATTAGGTGCCGGGTTTTTTTACCCTTCCGAATGATTATAGTCTCCAACTACATAATCAAATTTGGGAAATGGTTAACTTCGGTAATGGATTTACTTGGGCAGAGGTTTATACAATGCCTATTCATTGGAGAAGATTCTATTTCAAAAAACTAGTAGATAGTAAAGCAAAAGAAAAAGCAGAATACGATAAAAGTAGTAAAAAGAGTGGTTCTAAAGGACCAAATGTAAGAGTGAGGAAATAATTCCTCACTTTTTTTTTACCCTATATTTATATAAGAACAATTATATAGGAAAAGCACTATGTCTAAAAATAAAATAAATGAAAATATGCTATCTCGTTTCTTTGGAGATGTATTCGATAATTTAAGAGATGGAACTGCTGATAGGTTTATCAGTAAGGTAAGAAAAAGAAAATTCCCAAAAGAAATTGTTGACTCTTTAGAAAAATTAAAAAAAGATAGAGAAGATTTAGCAAAATCTATTGAAAAATACAATAAGCAAGCACAGAAGTTAGGTAAAGATAAAATAAAATAACTTAAGGTAAACAATGGCTGGAGAAAAAAGCAGATTACAATTATTAAAAGAGATTAAAGCTAAGGAACAGGAAATAGCTAAATTCGCTCTTGATAATGACCTGCGCTTTAAAAAAAATAAAGTAGAAGCACTTAAGTTAGAAGCGGATTCAATTGCATTAAAAAAAGAATCTGCAAAAATACTTGAAGATAATTTAAAAACATTTGCATCATCAGAAAAAAGTATAAGTCGTATAAGTAATAGTTACCGAGATTTTAAAAATCAACAAAAAGAAACAAATGATTTAGCCAAATCATTGGGAGACGATATAACTCCTCAACAAGCCAAAGGAATAGCTGAAGTACTCTCACTTTCACGAGATTTATCAGAACTTAATATTGAAGATACAATACAAATAGAAGCAGCAACAAACGAAATAGATAATAAAATAGCTAATCTTCAAAAAGTATTAAAACTAAACGATAAAGTACTTGACTCTCTTAAAAAACAAAATATAGCAAGTGGTAATATTGCTAAATCAACTAAAGAAGAAAAAGAGTCATTAAAAGCAAGTGATAAAGCATCCGAACAACTGAAAGAAAAGTTTCAAGGTATATCAGAAACTTTAGAATCTGCAGCAAGACAAGTCTTTAACATTTTTGGTTTTCTAGGATTAGCTTTTGCAGCTGCAGGAAAATTTGCAGGAAAAATTGCAGAAACTAATAGAGAAATAGGTAATGTTGGTGGAGGATTGGGTAATCTTTCCTATGAAGTTGGATTACTGAGTTTGTATTTTGATAATACAAATGAAGGCCTTAAAGCATTTTCACAAGAGTTTGGAAATATACCATCAGAAAGAGTTCTTGAAGATACACTCTTAATATCAAAAAATATGGGAGTATCGGCAACCGATGCTGCTAGATTACAACAAAACTTTGCTGGAGTAAATGGTGGTTCAAAGGATATTGCTAATAATATGCTTAAAACCACTCAAGAATTTGCTAATCAGAATAATCTTATACCATCACAGTTGATGGCTGATTTAGCAGCAAATACTGAACAGTTTGCATTGTTTGGAAAAGATGGTGGAAAAAATATATTAGCTGCAGCAGGATATGCAGCAAAACTTGGTGTATCAATGTCCCAAATTGCAGGAATAACAGATAATCTGTTAGATTTTGAATCATCAATAACTAAAGAATTAGAACTTTCTGCTATGTTAGGTAAAAATATTAACCTAAGTAAAGCTAGAGAACTTGCGTATGCGGGTGATTTAAAGGGAGCAACTCAAGAAACATTAAGACAACTCGGTGGAATATCTGCATTCAATCAAATGGATTACTACCAAAAGAAACAAACTGCAGACTTGTTAGGAGTTACTGTTGAAGAATTTAAAAAAATGGCAACCAATCAAGGTCAAGCCAATGATATGACTTCAATAGGAGTTTCTCAATTCGATAGTATGGGTGAAATGATAGCTAATATTGGTAATAGTTATATACCTACAATATTAACAGGAATAGCTGGATTCCTTACTTTAATGGCAT